GACATCACTGCCCACATTAACACAATGATCGGGGCCGAAATAATTACGAGAACAAATTCGTCCTTATAGTCGTTTTGCCTAGCTTCAAGAAGTTTACCCTGGTAAGCCTCCTCACCCCGAGCCATTTTCTCGGCATGCATGAGTTGGGCGTCTGACATAGCCATTTTTGTCTTTTGACGATTGGCATATATCTTACTTCCAGCTTGCAAAGCTATTTTTGCTAAACTGAACCAAGCCATTAGTACGCCTTTGAGTTTCTTTTCTTTTCAGCAAGCATTCTATTTTGTCCTCTTACTGGCATTTCAGGTTTTCCTGTGCCAATTAAGTTGAAAGCGCCATCAGCAGTAGTTTTAGATCTAGGATCTACTTCTGTTTGCTGGTCTTGCACTTGAACCTGCTTAATTTTATCTAGTTTTTGCATTTTTACTCCTTGTTTTTTTCTTCTCTACACCTTTTATCGTGCCTTTGTTCTTAGACGCGTAAAAAACTGTCTCTCCCCTCTTTTTTCCATACTGTTTTCGCATGGACTTCATAATTTTTTTGCCTTTTTCGTTCAATGGCATTATTCTTCTACCTTAATTGCAGTTATACCTTGATTTCCACTCTTTGCAAGACTTACTCCAGCTCTTAATTTAGCTAATTTTTCGTTTTGGTCCATTTTATCTTCAGTTAACTGTCTTGCCTGTAGTAATTTTGCTCTATCTAGGTCAAATTTCTTCTCTCCCTCGTCTTTTTTACGTTCATTTTCCATTGCTCTTAGGTCAACCTCTCTAGATTTTAGTTTTAGAAGTGGGTCACCATCAAATTGTGACGTAATTTTCTTCTCTTCTTCCATAAAATCACCCATCATTTCAGAAATTAACACAGCTTTTCTTGCTTCCATGTCCATAGATATCTTTTGTAGCTGTCCTTGTATCTGTGGGTTTTGTTGTGCCATCTGTTGCATCTGTGGAAGTTGTTGAATTGTGTCTGCAAACTCTAATTCTATCTGTTCTTGTGCCATCAGACTAATATGTTCTAAACAATTTTTCTCAATCGCAGCCATAATAGGTGGATTGTTTCTAACCATGTTAGTTGCCATAAAATTTAAGTGAGCTGTAATGTGTGCTCTGTGATCTTGACCTCTAAAAGCTTGAAAAGGTTTCATAGCTAGTGCATCGATGTGTTCCAACGCTGGATCTTTTGGTGCAACTGGAGCAGGTGGTGGTAAAATTTTATCAATATCTTTTATACCAAGTGCTTCGTACATTTTTCTGTATGCAGCGTATAAATTATGTATTTTAGGATTAGATGTTGCAAGTTGTAATTCTGTTTGTGCAATCGTAATTCTTTGTGACATAGAAAATATGTTTGGATCTGCAACAGGTAAGATATCTACTCTGTCATCAAAATCCATTTGCTTAACTTCTCTTCTACCACCTACAACATCGTAAGGATAACTTGGCGGTAGATATGTTTTAAATAATGTTGCGAGCATTCTAAACTCTGATCTCATAGATGTATAAAGTCTTTTGTGTATTGCAGACATGACACGCGATCCTCTCTCAAGAAGTGCAACTGTCGTTCCAACTGCAGCAGCTTGATTACCGTCGCCAACTTGCATATCAGCTATTGCTGCAAATCTTTGTCCTGCTTGAACTACAATACCCATCAACTGTAATAATGTTGGTGATGGTTCTTTGTAAGGTAGCATCATAAATGAATCTCTAATATTACCACCGGGTGCATCTACATCTTTAAACTCACCTGGTTG